CCTCCATCCAGCGCATTCGAGCATGGTGACGGCAGTTCGATTATCTATCGCGTCTATTCAGATAGGCTGACTATCGCGCCGAATCCGCCTGTGGGACGATATACCGAGCGCGTTTTGATCGATCCGGGGCTGACGACTCCGAGTTACTATGATGGTGGTACGGGTATCGTGTCGGGAGCAGTCACTTACAACGGGTCTCTAGCGAAGAGAAAGGTGTCTCTGTTCACTCTGAAAGACAAGAGGATCGTCGAGGAGACTTGGAGTGATCCGATCACAGGAGAATACTCGTTCGATAGGCTAAAGGATCAAGAGTATTTCGTTTGGTCAGAAGACTATTTGAGAGTGTTTGATGCTGTCAGCCATTGCACTTTTAATCAAACCAATTTAGTATTCTCAGATCAGACAGCATTTGATCCGGATGACTACGTGGGTGATGGAAAGATATGGGGAACGATAACAGATTCTCTAGGGAACTTTTTGTCAAGAAGAGTTCTTTTATTAGCAGATCAGACGTATATAGTTGTCAAGAGTACAGTTTCCAACGTCTCTACTGGATATTATGAGTTCACCAATCTCGATACGACAAAGGTGTTCACTGTAGTTTGCGAGAGTGTTCGCCCCACGTCCGGGTATAACGATATAATTAGAGCTCGAGTTAGAGCAGAGGTAGTATAACAATGACAGATAAAATTGCTGAGAGCTTAGGTGTAGAACCTAAGCTGTTTGAAAGACCACAGAAAGTGACCAGTCTTGTTCCAGTGACACAAGATGACTTTACTGCGATGGTGGTAAAGAACAAGAAAGAAGACTACGTCGCAGCGAGAGATAACATCAGAAACCTCATAGCCGAAGTAGAGATGGTTGTAAGTGATGCGGTCGATGAGGTGAGGAGCAATCCCAGCGCCAGGATGTACGAGACATTCGCTCTCCTAGTGAGGACATACGCTGATCTAAACAAAGACTTGATCGAAGTAAGCGGTCCTCAGAAAGACTCTCCAGCACAACACAATGAGGCTAACCAGCGTTCTCCTGTGAACAACGTCGTATTCGTGGGGACGAGTGATAGCTTAATTGAACAGATCAAATCACACATGGGGTAATCGATGTGAGTTATGAACAAACCCCTCAAACACCTTTCTATAAGGGTAATCAAGAGTTAAAGAAAAAAGGTGTGATTCTCCAGTATACCCCAGAGCAAGTTTCTGAAATTGTGAAGTGCCAGAGAGATATTGTGTATTTCTTGACTAACTATGTCTTCATCATCTCGTTAGATGAGGGTAAGATCCTTTTCAAACCCTATGAGTTTCAGAAAGATATGCTTGAGGTTTTTCGTCAGAAGAGGTTTACGGTAGCCACCCTATCTCGCCAAATGGGAAAGACCATCACCGTATGCGCGTTCCTCTTGTATGAAGCAATCTTCAACAAAGACTACTCTATTGCCATTCTCGCTAATAACGCTTCGAAGAGTAGAGAGATCTTAGGGCGACTGAAGCTGATGTACGAGTTGCTCCCTTGGTGGCTAAAGCCCGGCGTGGTCGAATGGAATAAGGGGTCGATTGAGTTTAGCAATGGTAGCAAGATTTTCGCAGGGCCAACCACTAACAGTAGCATCCGTGGTTTCTCGATCAACTGTGTCTATTTGGATGAATTTGCTTTCGTTCAAAATGACGTAGAGTTCTTTACTTCCACGTATCCAGTTATTGCCTCTGGAAAAAAGACAAAAATCATTATCACATCCACGCCCAATGGAATGAATTTGTTCTACAAGCTCTACACAGACGCCCAATACGGCAGGAACGAGTTCCATCCAGTGAAGTTTACCTGGGAATGTCACCCTGATAGAGACGAGGCTTGGAAGATAGAGACTATCAGGAACACGTCTTTGGCTCAGTTTAGGCAAGAACACTCTTGCGAGTTCTTAGGCAGCAGCAACACCCTTATCGCTGGTGAATGCCTCGAGAGGATGGTCTTTCAGAATCCGGTTGCGGAGTCAGAATCCCATAACCTATACAAGAGGGAAATCGAAGGGCATACTTATATCTTGTGCGTGGATGTGGGAGAAGGTGTAGGACGTGACTACACCACAGCAGTTGTAATCGACATAACGGCTAAACCATACGAACAGGTGTTCGTATTCAGGAGAAATGATGTAAGTCCTTGGTTGGTCACTGGGACGATTCTACAGATTGCTCAGCGATATAACCAAGCGCATATACTCGTAGAGAACAACAGCATAGGCAAGATTGTCGCCGACGAACTGTTCTACGAACATGATTACGAGAATGTCGTGAGCTCAAAGATTAAGGGTGGTGAAGAGAAATACACTGGTTACAGCACCAAGTCGTTTGGTGTAACTATGAATCGAAAGACAAAATTCATTGGCTGCTCTGCCCTCAAGACGCTCATAGAAGAGGGTCTACTCCAAATTGTCGATTTTAACACCATGCAAGAGCTGTCATGCTTTGTGAAGGTTCGTAACTCGTATGAGGCAGAGAAGGGCAAGCATGACGACTTGGTTATGCCATTGGTCAGCTTTGCTTGGCTAACGACCCAAACGATGTTTGAAGATTTATCACTCAAAGGCATGGATGATTTGTTGAGAGAGGCGAAAGAGAGAGAAGCAGACAATGCTCTAGTGTTCGGTTTTTATGACGATGGTACTGATTATGCCAATGAAGTGTTCAGGTCTAGAATTTGGAATTCTTAGAATATAAGTACCTCCGTAAAACAATAATAATGTGACCGCCAACCGAAGTGTATCTATGCATGACATAGACGATTGGTACCTGTGAATGGAATACCTTCCATTCAATTTTACCGAATAATAAGGAGAAGACTATGGCATTTGCAAAACAGCTTAGTCCTGGAGTCCAGATTCGAGAAATTGACTTGACCAACTTTGTGCCAACGATTGGCACATCAGGTGGTGCATTTGTAGGTCAATTTATCTGGGGACCAGTTAACGAGTACGCGCTTATCAATGATTCAAATACACTAGCTAAAATCTTTGGAAAGCCCACTGATGACAACTATGTTGATTGGTTTAGCGCCTTTAACTTCCTATCATATAGCGACAACTTGAAGGTTGTTCGCATCGTTGATCAGCAGACAGCTCTCAATTCTAGCGTCGATGGCACTGGCTTGCTCGTAATGAACAAGCAGCATTGGCAGTCGCTTGTCGCAGCAGACACTGGCGTGTCTGAGCTCTTTGTCGCTCGTTGCCCAGGTGTCCTCGGAGACTCACTCAAAGTCAGTATGGCAGACAGCGCGACCTTCGATACTTGGAAATACAAAGATGAGTTCGATTACATCACCCCTGGCACCAGCCAATATGCCGCTAACCTTGGAGCATCCAATGACGAAGTCCACATTGTCGTAGTCGACGAGAAGGGCAAGTTCACTGGAATCCCAGGATCGATTCTCGAGAAGTATGCGTTCCTCAGCAAGGCTTCAGATAGCAAGAGCCTCGACAACGAACCTAACTACTATGGCAACGTGATCAATAACGTCAGCCAATACCTCTGGTACTTCGGTCCAGTGAAGGGCGCTGTTGATCTTGATGTCGAAGACTACATCGACGACATCAATGTCGTGCTTCCAGGCACTAACTACGGTAAGCCGATTATCACCATCACCGATTATGACCCAGAGACTGAAACTCCAGAGCAAGGTAATGGCGTTGGCGCATCTGCAATCGCTTCTATCGACGCAAATGGCGCAATCACTGGTATTGCAGTAACTAATCGCGGTAGTGGTTATAACTCACCCGTTTATGTGACCATCACCGATAGTGGAGAAGATGCAACAGCGACTGCCGTTAAATCTGGTGGAGTCATCACTTCTGTAATCCCAGTTAACGTTGGCAAAAACTACTATACAGCCAATGTCGCAATCGTTGATGGTGGTTCGGGCGCAACCGCAACCGCAGTCCTCGCCGCAACGGGCACCACAAAGACCGTCACACTAACTAATCCTGGTTCAGGCTACTCTATCGGTGACGTTCTAACCATCGGTTCTGGTACATCGACCTACACCGTCTCGACTGTCGACGGCAGCGGCGCGATCTTAACCGGTACTGTCGCCCACGGCAATGGCTACGCGACTGCTGGATCGACAACCAACGTAACAAGCACTGTCACCCCCTCTGGTGGTACAGGCGCTCTGTTCACTATCGTGGTAGGTAAGGCGATTGCCTCTTACACTGTGAACCTCCAAGGCGCTGGCTATGGCACCGCTATTGTCGCTCTCTCTGGTGGCAACCCATCGACTCCTGCAACCGCTACCGCAGTCATTGGCACTGGTCTTAACGCTGGCAAGATCGCTTCGATCACCAACACCACTGCTGGCGCAGGCTATGAGTCTGCTCCTACTGTCGCAATAACCCCTGGTGGTTCGGGCGCGGTTGTTGCTGCGATCATTGGTGAGGCAGGTACCAGTTCCGAAGGACAGATCATCGGTTATGAAGTGACTAATGGCGGAACTAACTACGGTAATCCTATGGTAGTTGTAACCCCTGGTGGTTCGGGCGCAACCGCAACCGCAGTCCTCGCATCTGATGACCCAGCTTCGACGAATTGGGGTCTTCCATGTGCGTCAACCACTGGCGTTCCTCGCACGTTCTACAGCCTGAACAACGTATCTGAAGGCGGCTTTAGCAAGGTCCTCGGTGGCGGTGCTGATGGCAATCGCGCCGACGCAAGCGAGATTATCGCCGGATGGGATATGTTCAAGAACGCAGAAGAAGTGGACGTTAGCTTGCTGTTCGTAGGCAACGCTGGTGGAAGCGCGACAAGCAAGAATGTCATTCGCCATGTCATCGACAACATCGCTGAGTATCGTAGGGACTGCATGGTATTCTTCAGTCCTAACCTAGTAGATGTCTTGAACCGCGAACAGACAATGGCAACGAGAGCAGTAAGAAGCTTCGTCACTGATCCAGTCTATGGCATCAACCGCAACACCAGCTTCGCGGTGTGCGACAGCGGTTGGAAGTTGCAGTATGACGTTATCAACGACAAGTACCGTTGGGTGCCTCTCAATGCCGACATCGCTGGTCTTTGCGCTCAGACAGAGACAGACTACGATGCGTGGTGGAGTCCTGCTGGTCTTAACCGTGGTATGATCAAGAACGTCGTAAGCCTTGCATTTAATCCTAACAAAGCAAGCCGTGATGATCTCTACAAAGCCAACATCAATAGCGTGGTGAGCTTCACCGGAGAAGGAACATTCCTTTATGGTGATAGAACTATGCTAACGAAGAACAGTGCATTCAGTTACATCAACGTTCGCCGCCTATTCATTACTCTCGAAAAGAGCATTGGTAGGTCTGCCAAGTTCCATTTGTTTGAGTTCAATGATGCGTTCACACGCGCTCAGTTCGTAGGTGCTGTTGAACCATACCTCCGTATGGTGAAAGCAAGACGCGGTATCTATGACTACAAGGTTATTTGCGATGAAACAAACAACACACCTGAAGTCATCGATCGCGCTGAGTTTGTGGCAAGCATCTTTGTCAAGCCAGCTCGTAGCATTAACTTCATTACATTGAACTTTGTTGCAGTGCGTACTGGCGTTGAATTCTCTGAAGTTGTTGGCGTTGTGTAAGTAAACAATGAAACATTAAACAATAAAGGAGAAACGCAATGGCATATTCAGACGTAAATTCATTCCTAGGACAGTTTGACGGTGGCGCTCGCCCCAACCGTTATCTTGTCAACATCACAGGACTCGGAGCTCCTGGGGTACCTACGGTTCCAGTAACTATTCAGTATCTTTGCCGAGCAACTTCCATTCCAGGTAGTGTTATGGGAATTGCAGAAGTCGCATACATGGGTAGAGCAGTAAAGCTTTCAGGTGATAGAACATTTGATGACTGGAATGTTACCATTTACAATAGAACAGACTTTGATTTGAGAAAGTTCTTTGAAGCATGGTCTAACAATATGTTGAAAAACTTCTCGAATGTTACAGACTTTCAAGAAGATTCAACCTATATGGCTGATGGAGAAGTCCAACAGCTCGACAGAAACGAGAAGCCAATGAACACCTACAAGTTCAGAAAAATCTTCCCGACCAATGTTGGTGACATCGCCCTCGCGTATGACTCCAACAACACCGTCGAAGAGTTTTCAGTAACATTTGCGGTGAACTATTGGATTTCCGATAGTACTGATTCTGATTAATACTGGGCTCACATTATGAACTTATTTGAGATGATATCGAGGACTTTTGGGTTTAACCTTAAATCAGATACGCCCAAAAGTAACCTCGAAGCAATAGATATCGACCATGAGGACGGATCGACTGAGGTCATAGGTCCTTATGGCGGTATCATGAGTTTGACATCAAACACGTATCAACTTCCAGTGAGTGAAGTTGAACAGATAAAAACTTATCGAACTTTGGCTCTAACAAGTGACGTTGATAAAATTCTCAATGAAATTAGAAACGAGATTTTTATATTCGATGTTCCTGATAAAAAAGCTATTGATTTGTCATTTGATGAGACTAACGAACAAAAACTGTTGAGCAAAGCAACACTCAAGAAGATTAAGGCTGAATACGATATACTATATGAGATACTTGATTTTCAGAGAAAAGGTTTAGAATATTTTGATAGGTGGTACATCGACGGGCGCATTTTCTTACATAAGATTGTTAATGCAGATAAGCTCAAGGATGGAATTCAAAAAATTATTCGAATCGATCCATTAAAGATAAGGAGAATTGTCGAGTATCCACAGCCAAATTCTGATGGGGTGTACGACCTCAATAAGACGAAAACATACTACGTCTTTTCTGATGTTGGGGATGTATTTTCCGACAACAGAACTGCCCGTTATATGATTATATCTAAAGACGCTATGGCTTATTGCGATTCAGGCATATACGATTATGCCAAAGGGACTGCACTCAGTAATCTGTGGAAAATGGTTGTGCCATACAATAATATGAAGATGATGGAAGAAGCATTGCTGATCTATAGGGTCGTGAGAAGTCCTGAGAGACGAGCATTCTACATCAGCACTGGTAACTTGAGCAAACCTAAAGCCGAACAGTACATCAAGGAATTGATGAGTAGGTTTAAGAACAAACTCGTCTATGATTCAAGTACAGGTACAGTTGTTGATCGAAAGAACGTGATGAGCATGGTCGAAGACTACTGGTTGCCTAGAAGAGAGGACGGAAAGGGAACTGAGATACAGTCATTGCCTGGGGCATCTAATCTTGGTACCATAGATGATGTTGAGCTTTTTAGGAAGAAGTTTTTAGACGCGTCTAATATTCCAGCATCTCGTTTCAAAGACGAGGCATCCTCTTTTACTTTTGGTAGGACTTCAGAGATATCGAGAGATGAATATCGATTTAAAAAGTTTTTAGATAGGCTCCGTAATCGTTTTGTGATGATATTTGAAGACTTACTTAGAACGCAGCTCATACTAAAAAACATCATAACTGAATCTGATTGGGAAGCCATTAAGAGATCTATTGTTTGGGTCTATGCTGAAGATAATAACTTTGTTCAATGGAAGGAGTCTGAGGTCCTCAATTCAAAGATAGAATCTATGGTAGCCATAGATCAGTTGGTCGGTAAGTATTTTGATAGAGAATGGGCTCTTAGGAATGTAATGAAGATGACTGACAAACAGGAAGTTGATGACTTATTGGCGGCAGCATCCAAAGATGCAAAGATTTTAAATCCGCCGGAGGAACCTGAGCCTGGTGACACTGGAACGGGGGCGCCCGAGGGAGAACCACAAGATACTGAAACTGAGACTGAGGCATCAGAGCCCATTCGGCTCGACAAACGCCATCCACCCGAACTGGACCGGGGATTGCTCCAGCGAACCTTATGGCAGCGTTTTAAACTCTCCAAGGCGGCGCGAGTGGCGGGGTGCCATCTAGTGTTCGTCCCCGGTGGGAGTTTTGCAGGTAGTTTTCGGCCCGTCGTCACCATGTGTCGGAATCTGCTGCCTTTCGAGTTCGGCGAGCTACGGCGTTATGGCTGGTCTTGGACGACACTGAAGATGCTGCTGCTGCGCTGGACTCAATCGCGGACTTTCCGTCGTGCGGATGGGATCATCTTCCTCACCCAGGCCGCGAAGGCATCCGTGCTGCGTGTCACCGGACCGCTCGCTGGTGAGTGTCCGATCATCCCCCATGGCCTAAACCCACGTTTTCGCATGCCACCGAAGGCGCAGCGGGCAATCGACACCTATGAGGTTGAGCACCCGTATCGGGTGATCTATGTCTCCATCATCGATCAATACAAACATCAATGGCAGGATACAGCCTAACGAAACCATAAATAGGATGTCTGCAATATGTTCTGTTTTACGTTCCAGCTTATGGTTTTGAGTCCGCAAAGAAATAAATGAAAAAATACACGCTGCAGCTAACAACAATGAAATTACAGAAGTGATTTCATCCATTAAATTATTCTCCTGTTGGCTTGTCAAATGCAAAGACGTTATAACAACCAGACACAAACCCAATAGGGTAGATGCGGTATTTAAAATGTGTTGGGACGTGATATTGGGCATTTAAAAATTATTTAAAAAAATGCCAAGTTAAATATTCTTAATTATTTATTTTAGAAATGCACTACATCGATTTGTCAAAGAATTCGGAGCGATTTACCGGCTACAAAGGTCCCTCCTTTTTATTCCCTCAATTTCTTTGTTATTTCACC